AGTATTAAAGTTATCACCACCGTAAAAACCGGCACCAAGATTATAAGCAAAGCTGAGCAGAGCGCCTCTTTTTCCATCTGACATTTCACTCCAATGAGGGATTTTACGCAAGGCAGGAAGGAACTCTTTTTTGCATTGTTCGATAAGAAGTTCATCTGCTTCTTGTTGAGTTAAAGTATCACCCATTTGAAAAGGTGAACCATCTTTTTTACGTGTTGAACCCCAACCGATTGTGATTGGAAGTCCACCAGTTAGAGGATCGGGATATGCCTTTAAATGGCATCCTTCAAACTCTTTGATTAATTTCAAACCCATCATTGGAACATCATCACCACCAACTACAGGCGCTGCAGCAGCAGGGGCAGATGCTGGTGCAGCGTTACCCTTTTTTCCTCTATAAATCTCCGCCCAATCAATATTATCTTCTAGATATTTGACTGGAAGATTATCTTCCAACCACTGAACTGCCTTAACGTGATTAGGATTTTTCTCGTCATAAAACTTAAAAAAGTTATGAAGATCAATTCTTGCCATTGTTACCTCCGAAATACTTTGTATAAAGTTGTTGCGCTTCTATATGTTTTCCATGATTTGTAAGATCTTTTATTCTTTGTAAGATCTTTCTTTTAAAATTAATCGAAAATTCTTCCCCATCCATCGTTGCCTCCTGGACACCAACGGTGCTTAAGAACTGCTTTAGTATAAATTGTTTTCTTGCCGTTGGTTACGGGACCAGTATAGTTATCATTTAGAGATCCGTATGGATCATTGACATAGTATCCCTTACCATCTGGTGTTTTGCCAATTACAACACACATGTGCCCACCAGTAGGTGCAGAAAGAGAACCCCTATGAAGGATACCAATAACAACAGGTTTCCCAGCATCAAGACTCTTATCAATATCAGCGAAAGAAAGATTGTAACTAAAGTGTGACTTAACTCCATAACCTGCCAGAACTTTCGTCTGTACCGCATGGTCAGTAGTGTCACCAATCGCAAATACTTTTTTGACGTATTCATCATCGCCTTTGATGCTTCCTGGCTTGAGGAAAGCAAGGCACATAGCGCATGATGAACTGTTACAAGTTCTATGTGCATCTCTATAGTTATCTACTTGATTGAAGTATGGAACATTTAGAACTGCTGGTGTGGGTGGTTTTGTTCTAAAAATTCCAATCCAATCAGATTCGGAATCATCAAGAAACTGTGCAGGTAGGTTATCTTCTAACCATTGAACTGCTGCCACATGATTCGCATTACTATCATCATAAAATTTAAAAAAGTTATGAAGATCTAAGGTCATCATCCTCTCCTATGTACTCTAATGAATAGATATCATGATCAAGAATATTTGGATTCAACCATTCACTAAACTCGGATTGAATCGCGTGGGCATTTTCAATATCTTTTTTAGATAGAGTATGAATACGGTCAATTGCCCAATCATGGGTATTCCGAAGAGTTTGTTCCAAAGTTACCATAATCTTTTCGCATGTAGCGTCCTAGAATGTTGCTATTGTAGTACGCTGGGGTTCCATCGTCAAGAGACTCTTTCAACACATTATTTAGGAAAAGCTGTCTTGTTTCTTCGTAGTTACATTGTCCTTTGGTTTTATGGAGACTGATGATTGTTCTACTGAAGGAACTTTTACCCCAAAGGTTAACATCGACTTTGAGTTCAGGGCATGATCCGTAGTACTTTTTCCAATCAGACTCTGACTTAACTTTTCTAGATTTTCCTGCTGGTGTGCGGTATGACCAGAAATACTTTCTACCAATATACTTGCGATTAGTCGGAATGCAGTATATAAGATAAACAAACCCAAAATTATCTTGAATATCACTTGAATCAAATACTTGTCCATTATAGATCCAAGGGTTCTCATAGCTCATATAGTCATCTTTAAGAGCTATTATTTATCCTTCAACCCTAACAAAGGTATTCTAGCAATAAAAAAGAGGGTTGTCAACCCTCTAAAGAATTATGTAAAGTTTATATCAACCTTTGTACTTTGATTTTGCTCTTGCCTTTGCTGCTTCTCCCTCTGGATCTTTAATATCAAAGGATTATTTTTGATCTTTTTTATTCCCAGAGTGAGTTTGAGATAACCTTTCATGATTTGCGCGATATTCTGGATCATTCGCCATTCTTTCCTGATGCTTTCTCACACGATCCATAAAAGCGGATTGTTCTTGGTCTTTTCTATACTGAGTAGCCCTTCTACCCATGGAACGAGTAACTCTTGCTTCATCAAGAACTTCTTCAAGAATTTCTTCTCTCCACTCTTCGCTCATGTTTGCCATGATAACGAGAGCATTCTCATTAGTATCTGCATAACCTTCAGCAACTAAATGCTCAAGGATGTAATCAAATACCTCTACGCTTTCACCAAGTCTTTCAGCATATTTACCAGCAGCAGAACCTGCTTTACGTGCCTTCTGGGCAACGAAACCAGCAGCGCCTTGTGCCTTGCGTAAACCCCTTCCAAGCAGGCTCTTAACGCCTTTCTTAACTTCTGCCTTCTTCTCCTTTGCAGCACCGTAGGCTGCCTTTGCTGCCCCTGTAACGGCGCTTCCAGCGGCACTAGCAGCTTTACCTACTTCGTGCTTTACCTTACGTCCTGCTCTCCTTGCCTCATCTTTAGCGATTGAGGCAGGAATACCAACAGCAGCCTTCGCGGTTTGTAGACCACGCTTAATCGCTGCCTTACGTGCCTCTCCACGCTTTGTAGCAGTAGTAGATTTCTGATATGCTCTTGCTGCCGTTGATCCTGCAGGAGCATATGGATTGAGTTCCATTAGATATTCAGTTGCTGCATCTTCTACAAGGTCAGCAGCTTCGTCTAGATCGTATCCGAATTCTAAACACTCTTCGACAAGTTCTTCTACAACTTCTTCAATCATCACATCTGTGATGTCGTCAACTTCACCAAGATAAAGTTGTTTGTAAGTTTCAGTAAGTTCTCTATGTTGCGATGGTAATAACATTTGTTTTACAAATACTTTTAGAAATATTTATAAAAAAAGAGGACCCAAAGGTCCTCTTACTTCACATCATCGGTTGTCTTACCTAACCATTCTTTTTCGTAATCATAATCACCAAACAGAAACTCATCTGCTTCTGCTGCTTCTCTATATGCTTTTACGATTTCTTGTTCCACCCATTCATCATAGTTGGAATCCTGAGAAAGTATCTTTGGTAACATCTTGTTTAATCCCACCTACTATGTAGGACTCAACTTCTGTTTCTTGGGGAGCAACTTGAAGTCCTTTAGAGGAAATCCAATGCTCTGTCCAAGGAAGAGGATTATTCTTTGCAGGAATATCATAAAGTGGTTTCAAACCAATCGCTTTCATTCTACGATTAGCAATCCATTCAACATACTGCTGCAACAGTTTGTCATTCAGACCAATCATAGAACCATCTTTGAACAGATACTCTGCCCAAAGTTTTTCCTGATTCACAGCATTCTCAAAGGTCTTATAAACCCACTGCTCCTCTTCTTTAGCGATACGTGCCATTTCAGGATCATCACCTTCCTTCCACTTGTTCATAATATTTTGAGTGATGACCAAGTGCTGATTCTCATCACGAGCAATCAGTGAGATGATCTTTGCACTTCCTTCCATAAGCTTGAGTTCGCCAAATGCAAAACTGCAAGCAAAACTGACGTAAAAGCGAATACCTTCAAGAATATTAACGTTTGCAACTGCTCTGAACAATTTGCGCTTGAGTTCATACCTTGCCTCTTGTGCGTAGGGTACTTGTTCTAATGCATGAACCCATTCGTGCGAAGTTCCGTATTGTTGAGCACTATTAATAAAATCATTATATGCCTGTGTAACGCTCACAGCACGTTCCATGATACGATCCTCCTTGAGAATTGTATCGAATACTTCTGATGGGTCAGAATAAACATTCTTGATGATGTAAGTATATGAACGAGAATGGATCATCTCCATAAACTCCCACACTTTCATACACGCTTCCAGTTCAGGAAGTGAGCAGTAAGGCGCGAACGCCATACCAGGACCACGACCCTGAACGGAGTCCAGCATAACCTGATATTTCAGGTTGCTAGTGAAGATGTGTTTTTGCTCTGGGCGTAGCATATGATAATCGCTACGATCTTTTTGAAGAGATACTTCTTCGGGTCTCCAGAAATAACCCAGTTGCTGTGTTGTTAGTTTATCGAAAATTGGATACTTGTAAGAATCGTATCTCTGTATTCCTAGTGGTTGTCCAAAAAACATGGGTTGCTTTTCGGTATCTACTTCTTGAGAATTAAAAACAGTCATTGATTCGACCATCTTTTTATCCTCTAAACCTGTTTTAAATCTTACAAGACTCACAATCTTCCTCCTCTGATTCTAGAATTTCGGACATTAAATTTTCTAATGTTTGACGGGTTTCTTCAACCTCATCATTTTTCATGTCATTTGTATTTTGATAATAACTGGTTTTCCAACCGTACTTATATGTAGTCAAAAGGTCTTGTGCCATTACTGAAGTAGGAACTTCATTATCGGCATAATTTTCTGGATTATATGACCAGTTTCCAGAAATCGCTTGATCGAAGAATTTCTGCATAACTGCAACAATATGAATATACCCACGATTGCTAGGCATATCCCACAGAAGCGTATAATTGTTCTTAAGTGTTTGATATTGTGGAACAATTTGCTTAAGTGGACCTTTTTTCGACTTTTTAATGGACAAGTATCCGCGAGGTGGTTCAATTCCATTTGTTGCGTTTGACACAACGGAACTGCTCTCCGATGGCATCTGTGCGGACAATGTTGAGTTCCGTACACCATACCGCTTAACCTGCTCCCTAAGGCTATCCCAATCATACTTTAATTCGTTCGGAACGATTTCATCAACATCCTTCTTGTATGTATCAATCGGCAAAATACCTTGCCCATACTTTGTACGATGTGAATATTCGCAAGCACCTTTTTCTTTTGCAAGATTAACCGTTGCTTTAATAAGATAATATTGGAATGCTTCGGTCAAATCATGAACAAGTTTCCATGCACGGGGGTCTTCATAATGTTCCCCATGTTTGGCAAGATAATGAGCAAGACCAATAAATCCTACTCCAAGTGAACGGCGTGCTCTGGTGGCGATTTCTGCTGCTTTAACGGGGTATCCCTGGAAATCAATGAGTTCATCAAGACTCCTAACAGCAAGATCACAAAGAACTTCAAGATCTTCGTTATCCCTAATTTTTCCAACGTTAATAGCACTAAGAATGCAGAGAGCAATTTCTCCATCAGTATCATCAATATGTTGAAGTGGTTTAGTTGGAAGAGTAATTTCCTGACATAGGTTACTCATCTCTACTTTATCAATGAAGGATGAGTGAGAATTGCAGTGGTCAATATTCATAATGTAAATACGACCTGTTTCTGCACGTTCTTTTAGAAGATCCAAAAAGAGTTCTTGAGCTCCGATAGTTTTTCTTGGAATAGATGCATCTCGTTCATAAGATACATATAACTCGTCAAATCCATCAGTGCCAAAAGCATCATAAAGACCAGGAACGTCGTGCGGAGAGAAGAGAGAGATTTCTCCGTTCTGAATAAATCGTTCATAGAAGATTTTAGAAATTTGGATACTATAGTCTAACTTACGAACACGATTATCTTCAGTTCCTTTGTTATTTTTTAATACTAGGATATCTTCGATTTCTTGGTGCCAGATTGGGAAGTGGACAGTTGCTGATCCACCACGGATGCCATTTTGAGTGCAGCATCGGACAGTTGCTTCAAACTTTTTGAGGAATGGAACAACACCCGTGTGCTGAACTTCTCCGCCTCTGATCTTACTGTTGATGCCACGGATGCGACCTGCGTTGATGCCGATACCCGCCCTTTGTGCAACGTATCTGCCAATAGCCATATCACTAGTAAAGATGCTATCGAGGGTGTCATCAACATCAACAAGGACACAACTAGCATATTGTCGAAGTGGCGTCCGCACTCCTGCCATGATTGGTGTTGGGATGTTGATTCTGTGCCTGGAGATTGCATCGTAATACTTCCTAACGTAATCTAAACGTGTTTCTTTTGGATACTTGGAAAAAATAGTTGCCGCAATCAAAAGGTACATAAACTGTGGCGTTTCGTAAAGTGCTCCAGTGCTTCTATCTTGCACTAGATACTTATCAACGACTTGACGTAAACCTGCGTAAGTGAACAAATAGTCACGACTATGATCAATGAACGACTGAAGTTTTTCAAACTCTTCATCACTATAAAGGTCCGCAATTTCTGCATCATAAACTCCTTTTTTTATGCATTGATCAACATGCTGCTTTACAGTAGGGCACTCATGCATTCTCCCGAATAATTGCTTACGGAGGGCAAACAGCAGCAGACGGGCAGCAACAAACTGATAGTTAGGATGGTCTAAATCAATTAAATCTGAAGCAGAACGAATCAGAATTTCCTGAATCTCTGCGGTTGTAATACCATCATAAAATTGAATGCCAGATTGCATTTCAACTTGAGATGCGGATACCCCAGCAAGATCCTTACATGCTTCTTCCACCATGATGTGGAGTTTGTTCAGATCAAGGGGTTCAGTTTTGCCATTTCTTTTAACGACTTTTGTTCCGTTGCTCATATTTTCTTCCAGTTGTTAAACTTAATTTTTGCTTCTAAACCTGTGTATGTACTTGATTTTAACACATCCATAACATTAAGTCCAGCGAGCACCATGTCATTAATATCTTTCTGCTCGATGGTTGATGGCCAAATCACTACTTGTTCGCCTCTGTTAATTGTTTTTGATATTCGGTTGACGATTTCTCTATTGCGAGGTTCGTTATCAAAAACGTAAATATAATCGCTCCAACCAAACGACCTAATATCAACGTCGGACCCACACATAGCAACAGAATTTTGTACAAACGTGGAATCGAAGGGTCCTTCAACAATGTAAATGGATTGCGAAGAATTGACTTGGTCAAGACCGTAAATTTTTGGAGCATCATCCGAAAGCATCACAGTAATATATTTAACAGAGTTCGGAACTAGCGATCTTCCTTGAAATCCAATTAGATTATTTTCAAAATCAAATAATGGTATAATAATGCGACTTTCATCATTCTTAATTGATTCAAAAGTAGGTTTTTGATTGTTTGTCCACTCTTTAAATTTGTTAGCAAAATAAAACTTTTCTGGATTCAGTTTTCTTTTTTCCAGATATTCCCTAGCAAGAGGAACTTCAGATGCTTTGGGAAGATCTAGTTTTTTTTTAAAAACTGGTTTAGCAAATTCAAACTTTGGTTCTTCTGCAACAAAGTTTTTACCTGTATGCCCTTCTTTGAACTTCTCTAAAGTATATTGTTTATGAAGATTTAAATCTATTTCCTTGAGAAAGTTATTGAATGATAAACTAGCACCACAGTTATGGCACTTAAAATTAGTGTTATTTTTTACCGTGTAAATATAACCCCTTGTTTTGTTTTTGTTTTTTTGAGAATCACCACAAATAGGGCAGCGGAAGTTGTAGAGATCCGATTTAACCCTTTTAAATTTTTGCAGACGTGATGAAACTAAACCAATATACTTGAAATCAACAAAATCCATTACAAGGCGGTGTTACTTGGTGCGCTCTATTATAACCTGTTGAGGGGATGCTGTCAAGAGCTTGGGGACAAAAGCATTAATGATTCCAATACCAACTACTGCAAATGCAAGAACCCCTCCTACTTGCCATCTAAATTTTTTAAGATCTTCTATCTTTTCTTCAATCTTACCAAATCTTTCTTCTATTTTTTTATGTTCTTTATCATTATTTTCTTTCATCTCATCTATCATTTTCACAATAAGATCATCATTTTTCATACTTTGCTCTATTCTTTCGTCGTGTTTTGCAAGAATTGTAGCAATACGCGAATTGCCTTCGGAAATTTTATCTACTGCTGTTTCTAATTTAGAAAGCATTTCGCGGGATAAGTCTTCGTAAATACCAAGTTTAGATTCAAGAACCGCTAATTTTGATTCTTGAGAAAACATATTATTTCTCCTTTAAATATTTTAACCATGGGGCACGTGATCCACGTCCACCTGTAGCATAATTATTTCTACGTTGGGTCTTTCCAAGTTTTGGTGTCCATCCAGCATGTGGTCCTTCTGATGGAGATTTTTCAGAATATCCAGCAATAGGACCAGAACTACCAGTTGTCATCCCACCAACAACGGCATCTTCTTTTAATTTATGAACAATTTGTATAATTTTGTCTACATTCATTAGATTGAATTTAA